ACAATCTGGACATCCATCGAGCCTCGTACGCATGCGAACATTCTCATGAAATAAGCAACGTAATGATTGTAGAAAACGTGGATCGACAAATACTCTGGCAAACCAGTGCCTACGAGGAAATCGTTGGTAGGGAACTGGGGGAGTGGCGTTTTGAGAATTCCCAATCTCGCTGACGGAAACGAGTTCGTGTACTGGGCATTGGAACTCAAAGATCTGTGTGAATGGTAAACGGACATAGGTTGCATAATATCCGTAACGACATCGTGAAAGAAATCGTGCGACACTCCTTTGATCATTGGAGGTCCGTAAAACTCTTCAGTCGACATAATCTCGTTTTGATCTTTAATGCCCGCTCTGATCGCCGTCTCATCTACCGTATACCAGCGCATGCGAGTGATCTTGAAGTTCCCGGACGATAGTATAAATGCTCCGTCTGGGTCAAACTTGAAACCGACCATCTTCGCTTCTGTGGGTGAGGAGGCTGGTATTGCTGTTCTCCCGTATTTCGAGTCGTAGATCACGTTGCCGGTCGATTCGTACTGCATAATCACGTTCCCGAGTAATCTCTTATAGTCCACGGGAACATTGTTGACTGCACCAAGAGTGAACTGGCCGGTAACCGGCCCGGACACGTCGTTCGTGGGAGGCAAAAGAACCCCGTTTGCATCCTCCCAAGTCCAAAACGGCGAAATAGCTCCGGTTGTGAGAGAAGCCACCGGTGTGAGAGTAGTAATGCGGAACTTCGGAACTTGGAGTCTGATCTTCGAAACTTGAAAGCGAGCAGTGGATTCGAAAGTGAACTTATTGATGGGCCTCGTGTTCTCATAATCGTCCGTGGTAAAGTTGAAATCAATATTCTGAACATCAGTTATTCCACTCAAGTTGGTGATCTTTTCTTCAATAACTTGATCCTCTGTGTTGAAGACTCGAGATACTATTCCCTGAGGGCCAGCGGTGAAGTCTCTGACTTGAAATGAAACTCCTGTGCTCGGGTCAAAAGGTTCGATCCGGATAGTAGTGTTGCTAGACGTGATGGGTCTTTCGAAGTTGTCGTCCGCTTGTTCGGCATCTAACACGTTCGCGTTCATCTGTTCGCCAGCGATGATTACCGGGACTTGAACCGTACCGAATACCAGGGCTGGCGCCTCACACAGCACCAAAGAGCGTGCTGAAGCCAGATTCGTACTCAACGGACGAGCTGGTGTTTGTTCCTGTGGATTCTCAGTATCATTCGTTTCAGTGACCACTAAACGAGGCGGAAAGTTCTTACTCTGAGGTCTGGTTCCGGCAAGGGGTTCTCTCGGTAACACCACCTCGTAGTCAGGCATCATCTGAGCGTACACATTGATGAGAACAGTGCTCCCGAAGTCAGGCGAGGGAGAGATCAAATTCGAATGGACATATAAGGCTAAAACCCCGTTTGCGTACGGTAGAGTGTCTTGATAGCGAGATTTAGAAAAGTTGACGAGTTGACTCATCCCGTTGATCGTGGGAAGATAAGTAGTGTTCTGAGACCAACCAATTTTCGCAACGTGTTCCGTGTTCGATCCAATGTCAAAGATGCTCGAATAATTCAAATTGTAATCATCCTCCCTGACTGAATAACAAGGATCGTAAACTACTCGCAGCTTGCCTCTGTGCATCATTGAGCAAACAATGTCGAATCGGTAACGACAGGTGCCTCGCCAGTAAGTGAAAGGAAGACCCACATAGGTAGCTGGTGTCACGTGGTGTTCAGCAGTGATACCGGTCCCGGTCGTTATGCCGTGAAATGGG